CGCATCCAGAGCCGTATCGGGCAGCGTAGGCAGTGGCTCCCCTCGATTAGGCATACGGGATCTTCGCGAAAACTTACGCAGACGCCTTAACGGGCTCGACTAAAAAGGATAAAAAAAATGGCAACACTAGAGGAAGCAATCGTCACAACCTTGTTCGATCAGTCGGACGAGATTGCGGACGAGATTACACATCACAACCCCGTCCTGAAATACATGGACGACGAAGGCAACGTTCGACGGTTCACCGGCGGATATGAGTTACGCAAGCCAGTCATGTACAACGATGATGCGCAAGGCGGATTCTACAGCGGGTACTCGAGCTTCAACTTAAATGCAATCGACGACATGACTGCTTTTCGCTTTGCGATCAAGCAGTGTTATGAGCCGATGGCAATCAGCGGTTTCGAGCGTCGCTCTAACCGTGACGAGGCACAACTCCTTGACGTAGTAGAAAACAAAATCAAGGCTTCAATTTCGCGATTGAAGAACACAGTATCGACCTCGCTCCGTGGCGATGGCACAGGATTCGGCGGTCTTGAGTTCGACGGCTTGAAGAAGGCGGTATCGACCTCTCCATCCTCCGGAACGTACGGCGGAATTGATCGTGCTGCAAACCTTTGGGCGCGAAACGTAGCGGTAAACATTACACTTTCGTCGACAAACGTTCAGGAGACTATCTCGGATACCATTTCCCAGGTAACACGGGGCGATGAAATGCCGAAGCTTGGTATTTGCGGTCGGACATCGTGGAAGTTCCTCCACAGCTCGTTGACAGCGATCCAGCGTATTCAGGCTCCGACCAAGAAGGGCGAGGCAGGCTTTCGCGTTCTTAACTATGACGGCGCCGACTTCATCTTTGATGGTGGATACGGCTCGGCAGAGTTAGAGACAAACTCAATCCGACTTCTCAATTTGAAATATTGGACTTTCGACATGCGTCGCGGGGCCGATTTCAAACCGTTGCAGAACGAGATGGCTCGACCAGTTGACCAGGATGCTTTCTTCACTGTTATCCTTTGCGAAGGAAACTTGTGTTGCTCGGCTCCTGCGCTTCAGGCGGTTATTTACGCTTAATCATAGGAGGAAAGAGATATGTCACAGGTAGGAGCTTTTGGTGTAAATTACTTGCGAACGTTCGACGCAACGACAGTTCCGTCATTACCGGCAAAACTCGGTGATACCGGTTCTACGGTTGAAGGAACGTTTATTTTTGTGAAAGCGGCTGAAAATTTGACGCAATATGATTGGGTTTCGGTGAAAGACGATCATACCGTTGTGCAAATGGACAACACAGAGGCGGGAACAAAAGTTAGAAACTTCGGCGCAGCTCAGGTGGCAGCAAGCACCAATGAGTATCTTTGGGTATGGATTGGTGGACCAAATGGCGGCGGCAGTGGTTCGGGAATTAAAGCACGGTTTATCAATTACACCGCAAAAGCGAGCGTTTATACGACCGCAACGGGCGGCGTATGCGATGATGCTTCGGGCGGGTCGTTTGTTTTATTGCCTGGAGTTATCGGAGTGACCACCGTTGGCGGCACGGCTGCGGCGGCAGAGGTACAATCGGTACGTGTACTATCGATAGACTAGGATTAAGGTGAGAGGGAGCAAAATCCCTCTCACCTTTTTTTGGAAAATAGTATGAGTTTCGATTCCAATTTAATAAATTTAGGTGTAGCTAGTAAATTGGCTGAACAGTTCGCCAATTATACAACCGCAGCGGCTCCGGTGATAGCTACGGCCAAAGATTTAACGGCAACCGGCTCTACTATTAACAATGCTTTGCAATTAACCTCGTTTTCTGCGTCGATAGTTTCGACACCGGCCGGTTCCGGCGTTAAACTTCCAGATTGTCCGATTGGTTTTCCAATTTTCGTTTCAAATGCCGATGCAGTAGAAACGTTGAAAGTATACCCTGTGGACAGTTCAAGCGAAATTACGGGAATTGCTCCAGGCGGAGCTGGCACAGCGGTTACGTTAGAAGCTCCAGGACTGGGCGTTTTTTTCCGAGTATCGGCGACTGAATACGTTCAATATGCGTAGGTGATTTATGCCAATAACAGCGGGACTCCTTGACGGCGTCAACCCAACGATCCCAAACGCAGCTAGTACGTTAGTGCTTGCGGCTCAAAAAGATCGTCGATTCTTGATGATTCAAAATAACAGTGGTGCGCCGATAGCCATAAGCTTTAGAGGTTTTGCAATCACAAGCTTAACTCCATCGGCGGCTAATCCTGTTTTCGTATTGAGCAACACGCCAGGGATCAACGTGTGGATGAGTAGCTCCGAGGTAGTTCCGTCGGGGGCGATTACAGTTTACCAAACATCGGGCGGACCCATCAGTTCGATCAGTTGTTTTCAAATGGTGTAGATCGTGTATTGTAACCATGGGCAATAGTGCCCGTTAACGGTGAGGATACATGACAAACTTCGATTGGCAGCAAGTTCAGCAACAGATGAGCGGCTATAATCAGCCCCAGAAGCGATACCGTGGCGCCAACGTAAAGTTCTTTTACGCATACAACCAAAACGTGCAAAAGACTTACGACGCAGGCCGACCGATTTTTGACGAGGTCGAATCGATATCGATACAGTGGCCAGGAATGGACGAAACCGTTAGGGCGGTTGAGCCTCGCGACGTGCAGGAGTATCCAGAAGAATACGCTCGCTTTAAGGCCGGCTCGGAACCTGTTCAGGCCGGGACGCCGTTGATGGAGTGGTCGCTGCTTCCAGGTACGGCAATGCGAGAGCTTCAGCACATGGGCTTTCGGACAGTTGAGCAGTTGGCCGAGGCTAACGACGATATCAAACGGCGAATCGGTCCGTTGTCTCAGTTCGTCAAGAAAGCGAAAGAATGGATCGAAGCGGCAAACGCTCCTCAGAACGAGATCGTCAGCTTGCGTGAACAGTTGGAGCGCGAGCGAAAGCGTACCGAAAAGCTTGAGCGGGACTTGGCTATGCTTATTCAACGAGTGAATGCGACGGAGGGTAATTCAATGGGCAACACGTTTTATGTTGCGCAGGGAATGGGAATTGCGGCAGAACAATATGAGGACCAGGACGTTACCTTACCAGCGCCTCCAAAAACACGAAAACGGCAATCAACGGACTAAAGAATGACCCTCATTTCCTACATTCAAAACGTGGCAAATGAGGCGGGTTATACCGTAGCACCAACAGCCGTCGGAAGCACCGACACGACAACGAAGCAGCTTTTGACTATAGCGAATCGTGTCAATCGCGAAATGGCAGAGCAGTATCCGTGGCCATTGTTGTATGCGTCCAGCTCAATAACTCTTGTTGCGGGGCAGGCGAGTTACAGTCTTCCGACGGCTTTTTCATATTATCATTACGAGACTTTTTGGAATCAGTCGACACGGTGGCGGGTACTTGGTCCTATTACTGAGCAGGAATACGCCGAAATCCAAGGCTACGGACTTAACACGACCGTATATCAAAAGTTTCAGATTCGAGGGATCTCAAACACGCAGCTTTTAATATCGCCGACGCCAACGTCCGCAAACGCCGGTCAGATCATCATTTTTGAATACATGATGGACCGTTGCGCTCGGCCAAAGACGTGGGCAACGGGCGTCATTTACACAGCTAACAGCTATACCTTTTACAACGGCAACTACTACGTTACGGCAGGGGGCGGCACTACCGGCGCAACTCCTCCAACGCATACCAGCGGCACCGTGAGCGATGGCGGCGTGTCTTGGACGTATTACGATGGAGCATACAACGATTTCCTCGCCGATACGGACGTAACCTTATTCAATCCCAAAACGCTCGAGTTGGGCATGATGGAACGCTTTGCAGAGATTCACGGCTTAACAACGATCCAACCGCGATTTGCTTTGCAACTCAATGAGGATTTTAGCCGTCAAAATCCTGGGAAAAATCTTTGGGCAGGAGGTCCAGAACAAACCATTCTTTTTGCTCGAAGCGGCGTGGCTATTTTTGGAACATGGATTTAGAGCATGGCAAGCTATCAAGAAAAACTCGCACGATATCAGGAGCTTCGACGACAGGGATACAGCGGACCCCAAGCGGCGGAAATGGCGTTCGGTCCAGGCGGACTACAGGCGATGCAGCAGGAGCAGGCAAAAGAGTCGGGTCGAGCACGTCAGGCCGGTCAACTTGGGCAAGTGGCAGGAACAGTGGGCGGGGCTTATGTTGGCAAAGAAGCTTACGGGGCTTTATTTCCAGCCAAGGAGGCCGCAGACGTTGCGAAACCGGTTGCGGATGCCACCAGTGGGGCCGGAGCCGTTAGCGGCACAGCGGGCGGCACAGCAGGCGGCGGAGCGCCTTTAGGCGGGGCATTACAACAGGCGATGACGGTCCCCCAAGGGAATGTAGTTCCCCAGGGCGGGGCGATTCCAAGCGGCTATGAGGCCGTGGGGTCAGCTCCAAATGGCGGCACAATCGTTGCTCCAAAAGGGGCAGTCCAAAGTCTTCCGCCAACCGCTCAAACCGATCCAGGCTTCCTTGCTAATGTAGATTGGGCAAAGGTAGGTCAAGGAGCAGCGGGAGCGGCGCAGCTCTACAGCGCATACAAGGCAGCGCAGAACAAAGATTACGCTGGAGCAGGCATCTACGGAACCGCTGGAGCGGCCAACCTTGCGGCAGCAACCGGTGCGATGTCAACCGGCACCGGCACGTTAGGGGCAACGGTCGTGCCAGGCGCTAATCTTGTGGCCGGCGGATATGGTGCTTATCAAACTGCCGAAATGACAGGAAGCATGGCAGCGGGGAAGCAACGAGATATTGCTGCATCCGTTGGGGGTTTAAGCGCCGGAGCGGGGCTCGGTGGAGCAGCGGCGGGCGCAATATATGGGTCAGCAGCCGGACCCGTTGGTATGGCCATTGGCGCAGCGATTGGCTTGGCGGCAGGATATATCGGAAGCAAATTTGGCAGCTCGAAAAATAAAGCGCAAATGACCCGAGACGCAATCCGAAAAGGATTGCAGGACAACAAAATCCTCGACGACAACTACATGGGCACCCTTGCCGACGGCAGCACGTACGATTTCGGCAAGGACGGCTCAACTCTAAAGTGGAAGGAAATCGACAAGATTGCGGCGGCTAATCCAGAGGCATGGAAAGAGGCGGTCGAGCTTTCCGACGCACTTGTGGCCGGTTACAATTTCGTGGGCCAAAACAACAGCAATATATCTATTATGTATGCCAAGGGCGCTATTTCAAACGCCAACAATGATCCAGCCGTTGCAGCGGCTAACATGAAGCATTTCGCCAGGCAGCAGGGTTTTACCTACGACCAGATCAAGGAGAAACTCGACGCCGCAAAGGGCGAAAATCGAATCAATGAGAGTCAGTACAACTACTATCTCGGAGGCGCTCGAAAGTTGTTTGATGGCGCACCGGCCGGCGCTCCAGGCGCTCCAGCGGCACCAGGCACCACGGCAGCCAAAACAGCAAGGGCGGCAAAGGGCGAAGTGGCTCGGCAATCGGCGGGCTTGTATCGAGATGACAAGGGGAAGCTCGTTCGGGGTCAGTCGATGAGACAGGCGCTTGAGCGGGCATACAAACAACCAAGCAAAAAGGAAACAAAACGAAAAGAGGCATAATGGCACGCAGAACAGCATTAGAGAGAAGACCAGGGCAGAGACCACAGGCACCAAGAGGCGGTCGGGGCCGAGAAGAGATGGTGCGAGTGAGTCCAGGCGTATATCGTCGAGCCGATGGCGGACTGCAAAGAGCGCAAGAGCGAATGTTGGATCGAGGGATGCGACGTGGACCTCAACAGTTTGATCGTGGCGTTGGTGCGCTGGAAGATGCGATGAACAAGGGGCCGGCTCGATGGCGAGAGGGCATGGCTCCGGTTGATGGCGGCAGAGCCTACGACAACCTCATTGAATCAATCGGCCGTGGCAGCGGTGAGGCGTTTGCGGATCGGGTCAATATGACGCCTAATTTGGAGGTCGAAGGGGCGCCAGGCTTTTTGGGCGGACAAGGTCAGCGATTTGAAGACGTGTATCGGCCAAGTCGAAATCAGGGCGGTCGATTCCGGCTTTCCCCAGGGGTATATGGTACTCGCGAGCAAGCGATGCAGCAATATGAGCGGGAGATGGGACCAGCTAATATCGGACGGGTAGCGGGTCAAATAACTCAGTATCCGCAGCAAATGGCCGAAGGCATGGGAAGACGAGTCGGCAACGTGGTTGAGTCCGACTATGATACTGCTCGCGAAATGGGCGAAACCGTCGTCGACAACAACCTTTTCCGTGGAAATCCGTTACGACGACCTGAGCGCTTAGGCGGCGCAGCGGTTGGCGGACTCCGTCGTAAACTTCGGTGGTAGCAAATGGCCGTCGAGTCGGTAACACTTCCAGCGCCGTTCGGAGGGCTCGATCTTGTCACACCTATCGACCAGATGGAGCCCCAATATGCGTTGGACCTGATAAACTTGTTTCCGGCTCCGACGGCACCAGAGATGCGCAAGGGGTACGTCGAGCTTGACGACCTCGGCACTGCGTTGACGGTTAAGACCCTAACATCGCTACCGTTGCAAAGTGGAGCAACTCAGCTTGTCGCAATTAGCGGCGGAAACATCTTTTCGTTAGTCGGAGGCGTTACAACTACCGTCACAGGTACAACTCCCATCACAGAAAACGCATGTCAAACGACGGTGTTTGCCAATCGTTTGTTTATCGTAAACGGCACAGACGTTGCGCAGGTATACAACGGAACAACGACAGCGGATTCGACCTTTACTGGGGTATCTCTTTCAAGCTTGGTGAATGTTTCGAGTTACAAGTCGCGTCTTTATTTTGTTCAGGAAAATACGCTCAGTTTTTGGTATGGCGGAACAAACGCCGTCGGCGCGAGCGCTCTTACCCAGGAGGATCTGCAATATGTTTTCACACGGGGCGGCTTTTTGGTCTTTGCTGGTTCGTATACTAATCAGACTGCGCAAACGTCGGCCGACTTATTCTTTGCGTGCAGCAGCGAAGGAGAGATTTTGTTTTATGCAGGTTCGTCGCCAGCCGGAGCGCCGACGGGCGATTGGGGTATCGTTGCGAGGTACTTCATTGGCAAACCGCTCGGGTACAACGCTTTCGTCAGGGTCAACAACGATATTTGGATCCTTACTCAACAGGGCATCGTTCCTATTTCGGTCCTTTTTGCGTCGGACCCTCAGCAAGCGACGGAAACCATAGGCGGACGAATAAACCCGCTCCTTTCCCGTTACGCTGCGATTTTTCCTTTTTCTTACCGATGGCACGGTGTTTTCAATCCTACGACAAGGCGTGTGTATTTGGCCGTGCCGGTATCGGCGACAGAAACTTGCATTTTGGCATGGTCGATTGATTCAAAGGCTTGGTGCAAGTACGGCTTGTATTCGCAGAGTGACGATATCATGGTAACGGTCGCTGGCACCGACACTTTTTACGGCAGCGATGATGGCATCATATACACAGCTGAGACCGGATACACAGACAAGGGCTTTCCGATTGACCTTACAATCGAAATGCCGTTTTTGTTTTATGGAGTTCGTGGCAACTATAAAAACTGGAAAGACGTCCGACCGCTAATACAAACGCAAAGAGGCGTTGGTTACCAGATAGCGATGAACACGGATTTTCGTAGACAGGCGCCAACCGGAACAATTACAACAGGACCAGGGGCAACAACGTTTTGGGGCGCTCCGTGGGGGTCGAGTTGGTCCGGCGGGCTTGAGTACATATACGACCGAGCCTCTCTCAAGGGGCAGGGACACAGCGGGTCGATCTACATGAAAGTGAGCGTGAACGATTCAGCGTTCAAGCTTTTCGGATTTGAGGTCCGTTTTGAGATAGGAGGGCAAGTATAATGGCCGAGCGGAAAACAGCATTAAGCAAAAGTCCTTCGACTAAACGTGGCGATAAAAAGAAGCGAAAAGAGCGGCGAGAAGAGCGAGCATACAAGCGCGAGCAGCGTGAGATGCAGCGGCAAGGCGAGCGAAACGTGGCGGCAGTTGGTCAAGAGGTAACGCAGAGCGTCCAGGATTTTTTAAACCAAGCACAATCTCAAGGGGCCTTTAATCCAGGCGAATACGACGACCTATACCAGAGCGCTTTTCAAAACGTGATGGATAACTTTGAAATTGAAAATAGCGAGCAGTTCAGGGATGACGAATTGCAGTTAGAACAGATGATCGCCGAGCGTGGACTTGATCCAATGGGCGCAGGAGCGGCAAAGATGCGCGACCAAATGTACAAATCGCAAGACAGGGCGCGACAACAGGCGATGCTAACAGCAGAACAAGCGGGTCGGGCGTTGCAGGGTCAGCGATTCGATCAAGAGCTTGCACGCTACAACGTGCCGATTGATCAGGCGGCCAAGCTGGGCAGCTTTTTCGGCGTACAATCGGCGGCGGTTGAACAAGAGAAACAAAGACAGTGGGAAGCGAATCAGGCAAAACTTGAGCGGCAAGCACGAGCATCGATGGCTCGAGGCGGTGGGGGAGGAGGTCCAGATCCTTTCGCTCTGATGGCAGCAGAGTACGGATACAAGCGGGATCTACTGTATGACCAAGCAGCGCTTCAGGCGGCACAGGAAGGAAAGAGTCCGAGCGCATGGAATCAGGCGATTGGCGGATTTGCGACCGGAGTTAGTGCAGGTATAACGCGAGGAGCGTTAAGCTAATGGCGGGCGAGGACTTATTGGCGAGTCTACTTGCCAACTCATACACAGGCGGAGAGACAGGCTGGGGAATAGCGGCGCAAGGTGTATCGAGCGCACTACCTGCGCTCGTTGATCCGTACGGCTCCCCAGGTCGCAACTTTGCCACTGTATTAGGCGGAGCGTTGGTCGCCGGTCTTTTGGGATATCAAGCACGACAAGCGGCCGACGAAAGAAACGCAGCCTCAGCCAGTTACTTGACTGAGCTATTGAGTCCGACTATCACACCGGAGAGGCGATCTCAGATTTTGCAGGCAGAGCCACGATTGGCGGGCGCATCGCGATACATGGCGATCAACCAAATGCAGCAGCAACTCGAAGACGAAAAACTTCGACGCCAGGAAGGAATCAAGGCGGAAATAGAATCAAAACGAAAGGCGGCCGAGGATCTTGGCGTGTCGATCAGCGAATACGACACGATGCGAGCGGCAGGAACGGCAGCAGCTCAAGAGGCGGGGACAAGTTCGGAGTTTCTCGGCACTAAAGCGGAAGGGGAATTGAAGTCAATTCAAGACAATCTGACCAAATCCGACGCATACAAAAACTATCAGTACAGCAAAGGTGTTGTTCAAAGGCTTGCGCAAGGCGTGATGAAGACCGATGCCGTGTCCGACGTTGAGTTCGCCAAGGGAGCGATCCAGGCGATTGAGCCGGCTTTGTCAGTAAACGAGGGCGAGGTTCGCGCTATCATGGGCAGCCCGAGCATACCCGACCAGTTCAAGGCTCTGATGGCAAATGCAGCTGAAGGAAAAGGAAAATTAACTCCCCAACTACGAGCGCAGATTCTTGGAATAGCGCGAAACGCTTACAACTCATATGCGAATCAATATCAGCAAGTGATCAACTTTGCGGAAAATGAGGCATTGACCCGCACACGACGAGCAGATCGTGCCGATGTAATTCGGCAACGCATTTCACCGCTCGGGCCAGCGCAAGCATACGAAGACGTTGTGCAAAAGTGGTTCAGAGTTCCAGGCGTTGAGGATCTAGGCGACGCAAGCGCTTCCCAAATACTCGACAAGCTTGCCAGCGGTGAATTGAGTCCCGAAAGAATCATTTCGGCGCTATCAAGCCAACAGCAGCCGCCGGCGGCAGCACCGTCGGCACAACCCGCTCAAATGCCACAGGCGGCGATGTCGCCTACACCACAACCGACTAAGCAAAAGGAGGTGATCCCGTTAGTATCAGCTACGCCGGAAAGCAAGCTTGTGAAAGCGATGACACCGACAGCAACGGCGACTCCGGCAGCCGTGGTCGGCGCGACAGCGGCACCAGCGCCAACAACTCAAACGGTTGTCGTTCCGGTTGCACAGCCAACAGCGGCTCCAGCGGCGACAGCACAGCCAGCGGCGGCGGCGTTGGCCGTTGCGGAGGCTAAACTTCGGATCAAGGCGTTACAGCAGGTGGGCCGCAAAAATTGGAGCGACGCTCAAGAGCGGGAATACGCAGCTTTGTATCAGTTAGTGAGATAGCGATGGCCGACGAGGATATTAGCAGCATACTTGCCGAGCTTGGACCACCAACAAAAGAGGCCGAGTTGGCCGTTACCGGTGGAGGTGTTTATACCGGTGCGGGCACTCCTCAAGCGTACACGAGCTACGGATCAACGGGCGACGCAGCTCTTGGCTTGTCACGCAGCTATCTATCGGGCCTAACACTAGGGCAGTGGCCGAAGTTCGAGGCAGGTGTTTTACAACCGGCAGCAGAGACGGTCGGATCTCTTTTTGGCGCACAATATCCAGAAACTACCTATGCGCAACGCTTGAAAGACATCGAGACAGCGCAAGCGGCTTTCGGAGCGCAGGCGCCGGTCGCGTCGACCGTTACCGAAGTTGTTCCAGGGATGATTGTAAACCCGTTAGGTATATTGGGCGTGGCCGCAAAGGGTAAGACGGCAGCGACAGCGGCGGAAAACTTACCGACGCTATACAAGGCTTTGACCGAAGGAGCAAAAACAGCGAAAGCAACAGAGAAGGCGCTCGACGTTGTAAAGGCGGCAGAGAAGGCAATTCAAACCGTACCAGGTGGAATAATTACAGCAAAAGGGCTTGCATCCGTTCCAGGCCAAGCTTTTATCGAAGGCGCCGTGCGAGCAAAAGAGGATCAGAGCGCTTTGGTCGAGGGGTTAAAATCCGGAGCGTTTGGAACGGCAGGGTCGGTGGTCAGCAACGTTGCAGGGCGTGGACTTGGTCGATTGGCAAACGAAAGCGACCGTTTGAAGTTAAGCGCTTACGGTTTCCGTCCGATGGACGTGGGGCGTAGCCTCAAAGGAGCCGAGGCAAAGGGCGTCAAAATAACCGATGCCGATCAAGCGCCAATCCTGAAAAATATCAAGCAATTTGAAAGAGACGGTATCATCGACAACGAGGCGGAAGCGCTTGGCAACGCTACGCGATTGGGGCAATTTCAAAACGCCTTAAACAATGAGCTGGAAATAAGGCTTTCACAAGCAAACAGCATTGTTCCGCCGATTGCTGATTTTAATCGCTCAAACTCGGATGCGTTTTTGTCAAAATTATCCGGTGATGCAAAAGACGAAGCAAAGAAAATTATTGAAAAAGAGCGCTCGGCAATTATCAATCAAATGAATGAGGCCGAAGGCGGATCTATCATGGATCTCCAACGTGCTAAAGTCGGTTTAAATTACGTTTGGAGCAACAAACCTTACGCCGAAGACGTGCGAAAAGCGATTCGGGCCGACCTTCGACAAGAGATTGAAAACAGAATTGCGCTTGCCGAGTTTGGTAGCGGCATACCCAAGGGAACAGCGGCCGAGATTAAGGAAATAAATCGGGTGTGGGGCGACGCAGCCGACTTAAAAAGCGATTTCGGAAAGATTGCTTTTAAGGACCTCGGAGCTGACGTTGTTGAGGACGCTTTTAATTCAATGCGAACGTCGGGAGGACCAGGCACGCTTAACATAATAAGCGGCGTTACAGGCAACCCGCTGCCAGCGGTTATCGGACAGATTTTAAACGCAGCGCGAACATCAGAAGGAAAGCAGTTTTTAAGCGATATCACAGCCGATCCAGCGTTGCAAAAATATGCGGCACAGGCGGGCGAATTGCTTCAGGAGTACGGACGTGGTCGAGGCTTTGCGATTGCGGGCGCCCTACAGTCTCAGCGAGCGGCAGACAAGGAGCAAAAGGCCGAAGCGGTCCAGGACACTATCATTCAGAAGCTTGGAGCATTGAGCGACAAGAGCACCGACAAGGAGATCCTTGATGCGTTGCGTGGCATCGCAAAGGAGCAGAAACAACAGTCGAAAACGACGGCGCCAGAGCTACAGCGCACTAGCGGAGAACCAGCAGACGTTCGGAAACTTATCCTCGACCAAGACGCTATAACGCAGGCGATTATCAGCGCCGAGAGCAAGGGCAATCCGAAGGCGAAGAGCGCAAAAGATGCAGTCGGCTTGATGCAGCTTCTTAAAGGCACAGCAAGCGACTTACGCGTTGCGGACAGAACAGACCCAGCCGAAAACGTGCGAGGCGGAAAACAGTACTATCAGCAACTTTTGTCAAAGTACGATGGCGACAAGAGTTTGGCGTTAGCGGCGTACAACTGGGGTATGGGTAACGTCGACAAGGCACTTGCAAAAGTGAAACGCAGCAATCGCACACCAACCTACGACAACGTGATCAAATATGCGGCGGTCCCGTCGGAAACCGTCAACTATGTTGACTACGTGTTGAAGCAGGAAAAGAAAATTACCGCAGATCCTCAAAAATATTGGAACGATATATTCAAACGCAGAAAACAGGTGGAGGCTTAATTGTATGCCGTGGACGGGTGGAGTATTTAACAGAGCAAACGGACCAACGGGATGGCAGGATGACGCAGCCGCATCGATAGGAATCGAGGCCGACCGACACGATACGCAAGACAACGATTTCCGCAACGGAATTAACAACACGTTGACGAAAGACGGCACAAACACGCCGACGGCAAACCTCAACTTTGGCGGATTTAAAATCACCAGCTTGGGCAACGGCACGGCGACAGGTGATGCGATTAACTATACACAGATCACCAACGGCGCTCCTCTTGGTGTCGACTACGTAAACAGTCGAGTAGGCATCGGCACAGCGGCGCCAACCTATATCGCCGACGTAAGTCGCAACGCAAACGATGCCGATTCGCGAGTTCGGATTTCAAACACGAGCAACGGAGCGGCAGCGCAGAGCGGATTTCAAATTGCCAACGATACCGGCACCGGTTCGCTTTTGATGAACAGCTCCGGCAATTCTACCGGCGGCGGGGCAAACTCGCTGAACATAGTTCAGAGCGGCAACGCTCCCGTTCATGTTTGGACCAACGGCACTATTAAACAAACCATTTTAGGAGCAAACGGCTTTGTTGGTTTTAACGAGACAAGTCCAGGTGTGCTCGTTGATGTAGTTCGCTCGGCGAACGATACACTTACAGCCGTAAGGACACGAAATGCCAACACGGGATCGTCGGCTTATTCCTCTTACATACTTGGAAACAACACAAACGCAAGCGGCGCCTCAATTCGACTAAACAGCAGCGCAAACACCACACTGGGTGGCGCTAACTCTCTGAACATAGTAAACGGCTTAAACGCTCCTTTGACACTAAGCACAAATGGAACGGTGAGAACAACTATTTTAGGCAGCGGTTTTATTGGTATTAATCAAACTACGCCAGATGCTCAGTTGGAAGTTCGAGGAACCAGCACAACAAAAGCGACGATCTCAGCACGCAGCGATATTGCTGGGGATGTTAGCAACGCAGCAGTTGTGATCACGAAGTTCGATAACAACAGCACAAGCTCCCAGCTTTTCGCACGATTTTTTATAAACAACGTATCAACGGGATCGGGCCAAATAAACGCAAACGGCGCCAGCCAAGTAGCGTTCGGATCATTTTCCGATGAACGATTGAAACAAAACATCACGGATCTACCGTCACAAACTAATGCTTTGATGGCACTTCGACCCGTGGAGTTTGACTATAAAGATGGATCAGGACATCAAATCGGGTTTATTGCTCAGGAAGTCCAGTCAATTTATCCCGATTTAGTTGGCCAGGATAGCAGCGGATTTTATACCTTAACCGGAATGGGCAAAAACGAAGCTCGACTTGTTAAAGGTTTTCAAGAGTTGGCGCAAAAAATACTCGATCTTGAAGCACGAGTTGCGGCGCTTGAGGCATGAAACGTTTTCAGTTAGTGCGCATTTCCGACTACAACGGAGCGACCTTCGGCGTACTACTATGCGACAAGCGACCCATAGCGTTGACGCTTGAGGATTCTTGGCGCAACAACGAAAAGATGGTCTCGTGTATTCCACTAGGCAAATACGCAATCAAACGGCATAACAGCCCGAAGTTCGGAGAGGTTTTTTTAGTAGTCAACGTCCCTGGTCGATCTCATATACTGATTCACGCCGGCAACACGCATCACGACACGCACGGATGTATTTTGCTCGGGCTACGATTTGGACCGATAGGAACAGAATGGGGCGTTCTGCAAAGTCGAGAAGCGATGCAACTGTTTTTGACGTGCTTAAAGGGCCACGACGCGGCAAGCTTGGAGATTTCTTTGGTATGAGCGATCCGACAAACTTTCCCTATTGGCTCGACCTGCTAATTAAAGCGGCGATCGGCGTCGTGATTTCGCTTGTGGGCATCGACTATCGTTCGGTGAAAAATAGCCTCGTTGAGTTAGAGCGGGCAAAATACACGCTATCAACCGACGTGCAGATCATACAGTCAAACCTAAATCACCTTCGAGACTCGATGCAAAACATCGACAAGAAACTCGACAAGGCGCTCGACAAGTGAAAGCGCTTTTTGTTGTGTTGCTGTTTGCTCAGTATGCACACGCCGAAGCGGGCTTGAGTTATCTTGGACTATGTTCGCCGTCCTGGAATTGTTCCGAAAGCTTGCGGGCGTTTAACGGTCGGGATCGTATTGTCACGGGATGGCTGGAAAACACGTTTGCAAAAGATTGCAGATGCGGCGAGCGGATACTCAAAAGCGAGCGGGCGAAAACGATACGTGTGAATCTTGTAAACTCGCCGTGTCTCAGAAACCGGCGTTGTGGAAAGTATGAGGTGTTTTCAGGGGAAACCATAACCAGCGCAAACCGGAAGGTATCACGTCGAAATAGGAAACTTTTACGCAAGTATCGAGCCGTGCTGATGCGATTTAGAAGTCGACTAAGCCAAGCAAAAGGGGAGGTGGCCTGCTATGTTGCGCCGTGTTTGGAGTGTGATCTCGGAGCTTCAGCTCGAAGGGTGTTGCTCAATATTGTCCGTCGTCGTCTTCCTGGTTGCGTGCCTGTTGATAGCGTTATTGGCGGTCGGTGTCTTGCGGGAACCGTTTGCGAGCGACACGGACCAAATCCTCGTCTTGCTGCGCCGTGTATAGCCGATTTAGACGGAATCAACGGAAACGCCGTGAATCTTGAGCAGTTCGGGCGGCGGGTATCAACCTGCGATGTTCGCTATTACTGGGAGCCAGCGTACAACTGTATCCGAAGCAATTCTTTTGTTGACCCACGATCAAGGGATTGTCGATACTCGAAAGGAACCTATCGTCGAGCGAAGAGGAAACTATGCAACTTATCTTTGGATCAATCGTCCGGCACTTGCTAACCTTGTTCGCCGGCGGTCTTATATCAATCGGAATCAACGAAAGCGATACCGCAAACTTGGTCACGGCAGTCGAGCCGGTCTTAACCGGAGCGGCACTGTACGGAGCGGCGCAAGTATGGTCGCTAGTTGATAAAAAAAAGTCACGTTAGGAGTTGGCGTTTTGTCTCGCGAGCCATTGAACGCAGATCGGCTTGGTCTAAAGTCTTTGGATGAATTGAGCGTCGAAAACGCTTGCGGTACAGCTCAACGAGAGGGGCCAATTCAGGCGATGAGGCGTAGACGTCGAGAGCAGCTTTGTGGGCGGCTTCACACTTTTGGCGAATCGAATCGCAAAGTCCCGTGCCTGAAGCGAATACGTTTTCGCCGATCCATTCGAGATTGAAAGGCTCGGCCACGGGATAAAACAAAAACCATTCGAGCGCTCGGAGTTCTCGGATCATCGCGACTTCCGTTGTGTTTGACTTGCGTTTGACCTTTGTACCTTGTTCGTTGATCAGGCGCTTGCAGTACCACTCAGCGAAATTGCTGAAATCGTGGACGGCCATGTAAACAACTTGAACCCATAAAAGGTATTCCGGTTGAACGTCTCGGGGCAGTTCGATATCAATCGACCATTCGCCGTTGAATGAGTTTTTAAGATTGTAAGGCAAGGTAATTCTCCAACGTTTGAATTGCTTCCGATGCAGAGTAGCATACAACGGCGAGGCATCCGTTTGCGTTCAACTGCTCGATGACTCGTTTTTGCTTTTCGCTCGGCTTGTTAGGCTTAATCTTCAGCTCGATATAAAGAGCGGCATACTTGCCAGAGGGAATTGGAACGCAGATGTCGGGAACCCCAGCGAGCACGCCAGCTTTTTGCATCGTCATGCGGCGTTGTATACTTGATTTTCCCTCGTTGGGCGTATGATACGCCACAGACAATCGAGGATCTTGATTGGCACGGAGGCGGCAGAAGTCGAAGAAGGCGACCATTTCGCGCTCCTCCGGTCCCTGTTTGTAGGTCCGATTGCGATATGCGTTCCATGCTTGCTTAATAGTGGTGCTCATCCGTATCCGCTACCGACCATCGAGAAGAATCCTCAGCCTGCCAAACGGTATCGAGAGTCCGGTACTTTCGGTCTCCTGGACGAGGATCGTTTCCGATGTAATAGGCGTCGGCAAAGGCGACTCGATTGGTTGGCAGAGCGGCGACTTGTCCGTTGGCCAGCAGTACGACATGAGCGCATTTGTTTTGCTCGGGAATTGACAGCCAGCCAGAGCGGTCATCGCTATCAGCCAGCCAATCAATCGTAAACCAGTAAACACCTTGTACCGCCTCCCTGTTTCGCAGCGTTGCGACGCATTGATGGTCTCGCAGAAAATCGAAGCACGTCACGACCGGCCTGAACGAAAAACAATCCCATAACTGCAACTGCTCGAGGTCGTGAATGTCTTGAGGTTTATACTCCTCCAGAGGAGTTGTCCACAGGAAATGCACAGGCACATGGCGGAAGTGGGCTCCGCTCTTAAACAAAACATGAAACTGGAGGGCGCGTCCACGGTACGACTGTACCGCAAACGCAACTCCCTCCTCAAACCCCGTCCCGTCGGCGATGATATGCTGCCTCGGAACGTAAACCTTTTTCGGCGGAATGTCGGCGTTCATTTCTTTTTGTTTTTTTTCTCAGCGCCGGTGATTTTGCCTGCGTTGATTGATGCGTAAAACACTTGTTCGCCTTTGTCCTTGCCGTACTCCTTTTCGAGCGCAGCTCTTATCTTTTGTCCCTTTTTAGTCAGCGGCATGATTCTTCTCCTTGTTGTCGTTTTCGAATCGCAGACGGTCCAGCGGCATCCACACCGGCCGATGATCCCATTCGACGACTGCACCGGCGACCTCACCTATGGCCATCCAGCCGCAGAAAAATACCGGTACCCAGATATCCTCGCTCAAATTCTTACAAGCTTGCATCTTAATTTTGTACATGCGGTCCTCCGTTAAAAGGGTATGTCGTCATCGTCAAAGGGAACGCCACCGTCGAACCCAGCTTTGGGCACTGGTATGTCGACTCCCAGGACGGAAACCGTACGGGTTTCGCCTCGAGGCGTGTCGAACGTCCGCAAAAAGTCAATCGCCTTTGTCAGGCAGTGAGACAGATCCTCCAGATCGCGCAGGTAATAGTATCGGCTATCCTTGTACTCTCCGGTCGATTTATCCTTGTACCTCTTCGAAATGCTCGCCGAATGCCGGCCGTCACCTCCCCAGATTGTAACCCTGACGCCTGTACTTTCCCCTCTAAACTCGTGTTTTGGTTTTCCCATGTTTTACTCCCTCATAAACTCGTCAATCGCATCACGGTCCTGAAACATTAGCGGCGCTCGAAACAACTGCACGCCGTTCCGGTTATAGTCCAACACCTCCACCGCGCTACAGTCCGCCAGAGCGTCCAGGATGGCCAAGGCGAGGTTTTCGGCGGTCAGGTCGTAGTTGGCCTCCACCAGCTCTTTCAACTGCGTGGCAGGCGCTACGGCGTGCGTGTAGTCGTGTGGAACCCGTCGCCAGATCCGAACGTCCCATTTGCCGGTCGAAACCCGCTCGACCCGTCGGACCATTACGTCAAATCTACAGATCATCGCTTTGAACCCTCCGAAACTCAAAGAAACCGATATGCTCAGGGTATTTTAGGACAAAAACCCGTGCATAATACGGAGCAAAAGTATTGTTGACCTTCCAGTCGCGTCCTCCTTCAACCGTAGTGTCCCATCGTATACGCTCCATGATTGCATTTGCGCCAGCCGTTTTTTTGCGTGCTATGAGGTCCAAAGTCATCGCCTCAAACGCCTTCCAGACGTCAGGGTTTTCACTGTATTGATTCAGAAACCGAGCCACCTTTTCCGGCTCATATCCCCAGTCGACCAAATACCGCTCGACCTCCGACCGACTCAACTTACGTTTTACAATTTCACTCATACACCTACCATCCTCCGCATACTTACCACGTAACTGAAAATTATTTTCACAAATCTACACTTTCCCCCTCTTGACAACCCTTTTCCGAGCACGCTAGATCACTCGTATTGGCTGTTATTGCTTGCGCAATAACGATCCGAACCGCGAGTAAACTGCTTTTCTCGATAGTCGTTGTCTTTCCTCCTCAATATAAAATTAAAAAAAGCTTGCTTGTTACAACCCGCGACGACGAGCGCATAGCCGACTGCACAAGGCGTGCGCCGTCGCACGAGCGTGTGCCTACGCATCGGGAGGCGTTATTAGACTGACATGATCTTCGTCAATCTGTAGTGCTAGATGCCGACATACGACCGCCATCCCCATTTTGAAACCGGCTAAAAACTCCAGCGGATTTTGATGCGTATCTTCGTCCAGCACGCTGAGTTTTGTTTCACCGGCAGCGCACTCGAGCGCAGCTCGGAACATCCAAAACGCTCCGCAAACAAAAGCGTCCTCCACTCCTGCTTGACACTCGAACCCGTGGCTATCCGGATTCTCTTTGTAATAGTCTAACGCTGTTTTTCTAATGGTTTTCATTTCAGACCCCTTAAAACTAAGTAGCTTTCCACCATATCCAGGTAAACATCGTTCGCAGACGTGCCGGTCTTTTTGGCAAGTTCCTGCAACGCCGATCTTTGGTCGGGATCTACTTTGAGGATCGTTATGGTTACGCCGTTCGTCGCCTCAACCGCTGCACTGCCTATTTTTCTGCACGCTCGGCACGTATTGCGATGGCCGTCCTTGGCTAAGTTGTGGCGGTCGTAAGCTTTAAGCGTTTTAGACTTGCCGCATTTCTCGCACGTTTTTACCGCAAACTGCTTTTCAACTCGGTCCGCCTGTACGACCTGTTTTGTTCTAAAAAAGTTCCAGATTGTCATTTTTCCCTCCTATATGTTTGGAAAGTCGTCTTGTTGACCTTCTTCGATTGTCTCCTCCGGTACGATGCACTGGGTAAGCTTTTTGAGCTTTATTCGCGACCGCCAGAAGTTGTCCCGCACACGCTCGGCAAGGTTATGCGTCAAATACGCCTCGGCCTTTTCCTTCGCCTCTCCCTCAAGCGCTCCGGTATCGTAAAACGTCGTAAGCTGGGCAATATGGTCGTTGCCTTTTCGCACCGGTGCTTTTGGCGCAGCCGCAATCGCATCGGCGATGGTGACAGCCTCCCGCACGTACCCGTTTGCTTTTGCTTCAGTGTGGACTTCCTCCGGCTCCGGCGTGCGACAGTCCTCAAAAATCTCGACGGTCTTACCCTCAAACCTTGGCGGTTGGTATTCGGCCGGCATTTCCTCGGCGGTATACAAACCGTTTAACTGACTCGGGAACGCTTTCCGGAGCGCTATCGATTCCGCCACCTTCTTGATCATGATGCGAGGAGCGCTCGTCCACATGCCGTGGGGCTTTTTGTAGTCGGCCAGGAGCGCTTCCCCCTCTTGCGGTATACGTCGATCCTTGCGGTATACACGGCACCAGGCGCCAATAAAACTGCCGTCCGGCACGCTCTTGACCCACTCGCCGGTAGCCGAAATCATGCCGGTCTCGGCTCCGTCAAACTCGGGAAAAGAGTTGGCCAACGTCCAGAAACCGTTAATGCCGGTCATCATTTGCAGGCGACCGGAGCGCTGGTCCTTGATAAACCAGATTTCCTTTTTAAACGGATTCAGTCCGGTCGACTTGCAGAATTGAACGAACATTTCAAACTCGGCGGGAGTTGCTCCGACTGCTACGGTATTCCGCAGCGTCGTCAGCAATTCCTGCGAGCTGTAATCGATAGTTGTTAATGCGTTACTCATTGTTTCCTCCTATTGTTTTTGACATTTTTTGTTGTAAAGCTTGATCGACTCGTACCGCATACCCAAGAGCCAGAGCGGTTGAGATAGCCTTGCGGTATGTCGAGAACGTGGCGAAAAAGGCAGAAAACGTTCCGTGCGGGTAGTCCGCTCGAGGGTGTTTCCAATATGCCGTTCCCGACTCGGTTGTGGTTACCTCGACGATACGTTCGTCGGCTTGGTATGCGGTTGCGGGATATATTTTTGTGCGCATGGTGTTTTCCTTTGCTTATACGGTTGCAGTTTCAGTGGAGGTTTGCGCTGCTCGTGACGCTTTGATCGCTTGCGCTTTTGTCATGTAGTCAAACGAGCCGTCGGGCAAAAGTATTGCGTACTCGGGGAAACCTTTATTGCCACGAAAATCCTTTTGTCCGTGCATGATAATGTCGCCGGCATTGGCGTCGATTTCCAGTAACCCTTCCTCGCCAGGCGTTCCTAGCCAAATACCCCATTCGATAACTTTGCCGTCCGTGTTGGCGATCCGTGCGATATAAGGGCGGCCGTATCGCTTTTCGTTGTATGCGTGGGTCTTGATTGATTGCTTCATAAGTATCTCCGATAACGCTTAATTGCGTATTGCGAAAATACACAATACCGAAGGGTGTTACAAGGGGCTTATTGCAAAAAAGCGCATCATGACGTAAAATAATTGCATGAGACGTGAACCCCTCCCGATTATTGTGCGGAAACATTTAGGCGTGACCCAGTATAAGTTAGCGAAACTTATGGGGAAAAGTCCGAGTACTTATCGAGCAACGGCGATGCACGCAAAGAAAATGTCGCTATCTGACTTGGCTCGGTTGCGCAAGGTCGGCGGGTATTCGTGGCAAGCCTTCGGCGCTCTTATCGATGCGCAAGCGGGGTCCGATGACTAAAACACCTGAAGAGATGGCGGAGGAGTATGCAAACAAGAATTGCGGAGGCGAATGTCAAGATGACGAACCAGGCGTAATTAAAGCTTTTCTCGCTGGCTACAAGGCAGCAGCACCGCAGTGGATCAGCGTGAAGGATAGGTTGCCGGAAAGAAAAGACGGGATAACGCAGCTTTGGCTGTGCAACACAGAGCTGCCTGATTTTGTTTTAGGAGCCTTGGTTACTAACTACATTGATGGCAAAGAAATAACTGGAGTTATGGATATGAATAACCCAGATGATGTATGGAAATTATCTGAATTTACGCATTGGATGAAATTGAATCCCCTGCCCGAGCCTCCGAAGGAGGAAGAATGAGTTGGGAGTCTATTAAATGGCACTCAGTTAAAGATGAAATGCCGCCTAAAGATACTGTAGTCCTTTTTGTAAACTCAAAACTTTCTTCAAGTGTGCTGTATGGCTTTTGGGATAATGATAGGTGGTACGAAGCTGGGCAGACGATTGCAATACTACCAGAAGAGATAACATATTGGGGCTATTTACCTGAGCCGCCGGAGGAGGAGGAATAAACTAAGGATTTGAAACCGTACTATCAAGACGATTATGTTACGTTATATTGCGGGGACTGCCGTGAAGTATTGCCGTCGCTCGAGCCGGTTGACTTGGTTTTGACTGATCCTCCTTATGGCATTGGAGAGGCGGCGGGAGCAAATAAAAACAGAGGAGGTCCCGTGGGTGGCAAAGGCAAGGGCGGAAAGTTCGTTGCAGCGAAAGATTATGGCACGTTAAACTGGGATAATATTGCGATTGAGCAAGAATTCATTAATAAGCTTGCGCAGTACCCGTCGATCATATTTGGTGGCAATTATTATGCAATGCCCCCGTCGACATGTTGGCTAGTTTGGGACAAACATCAAACAGGGGATTTTGCTGATTGTGAATTGGCTTGGACAAATCTGCCTGGCGCTGTAAGGCGTATTGATTACCTTTGGAATGGAATGATTAAACAGCGTCCCGAACAGAGGTGGCATCCTACTCAAAAACCATTAGACGTTATGAAGTGGTGCATAAACCAGGCCGATACGAAGTTAAAAAAAAGAGTAGAAACTATACTAGACCCGTTTGCTGGCTCAGGGACTACACTTAGGGCGGCTAAAGATATGAGCCGTAAAGCTATAGGCATTGAGCGAGAAGAACAATATTGTGAAGTAGCGGTAAATCGATTGCGACAAGAGGTGCTTTGCTTATGAAAAAGAAAGTATTGACCGATGAGGACCGAGAAAAAATTAAGCGAGCGGCTGGTTTAGTATCAGCCGAGGACGTGGCCGCAATTTGGGGAATGAGCAAAACGACGCTCTATAAGTATTGCGCAAAAGAGATAGAGGAGGGGAAAGCGGGAACACGGCTATTTGTAGCGGGTAAACTTTTGGACGCTATAAAACAAGGTAATATCGCGGCAATTATCTTCTATTTAAAGACGCAGGCGGGATGGCGAGAGGTGTCGCGAATTGAAACAGTTAGTGAAGTGACTCACAAGGGCGTGATCAGGGAGGAGCCTCTTGACGAAGACGAGTGGCAAAAACAGTACGGAGTCGGTGGCGTGGGCACCGCAGCGGGGTCGCCAACACGCTCTCATTAAAGCACCGCATCCGTTGATCGGATACGGAGGAGCTAGAGGCGGAGGCAAGACAGACGGCGTATTAGGCAAGTTCGGCATTTTGGCGCTCAAGTGGGGAAAGCCTTTCAACGCTGTGTTTTTCCGTCGCGAAATGCCTCAGGCCGATGATCTAATGGAGCGGGCCAGGGAGATATACCTCCCCGTCGGCGCCGAATGGTATGAACAGAAACGCATGTTCGTATTTCCTTCGGGCGGCCGCATTCGGTTTCGACCGTTGGAGAACGACGCCGACGCTCAAAAATACCAGGGCCAAAACTTGACCAACGCAGCCGTCGAAGAGGCGGGAAACTATCCGGACCCTGCGCCAATATGGAAACTTTTCGGAGCGCTCCGGTCGGTCGGTGGCGTACCTATTCAACTCATTTTGACGTTTAACCCAGGCGGTCCAGGGCATCGATGGATACGGGAGGTGTTTTACAAACCGGCACCGTTGGGTATGCGGACGCTCGACTGGAAACTACCGACTGGCAACTCAGTGAAATACGTGTATATCCCATCGACGGTACAGGATAATCGCATCCTCCTGGAAAAAGACCCAGGATACATCGACCGCCTTCACCTGGTGGGCTCTCCCGAATTGGTGCGGGCATGGCTTGAGGGTGACTTTGAGATTACACAAGGAGCGTATTTTCCCGAGTTCGGCAGCCGTCACATCATCGCACCGTTTGCCATTCCGACGCATTGGCCACGATATCTCGGGTACGACTGGGGATATGCTTCGCCGTTTGCAGCCGTGTGGGGAGCGGTATCGTCGGGCAAGGATGACAGCGGGCGGGAGGTACCTTATCCCAAAGGCTCAATCGTTATCTATCGCGAGCTATGGGGCAAGCAGGTCGAGAACGCCGACCAGGGCGTGAAAGTAGCGGCGGCCGGTCGTGGCGAGAAACCTATTTGCGTGGGCGATCCGGCGATGTTCAAACACGACGGCGGGCCAAGTATCGCCGACCAAATCAACGCAAAACTGGTGGAAGGCGGGCATCCTACGCTTAAGCGGGCAGACAACGACCGGATCTCCGGATGGTCGCAGATACGACAACGGCTGATGAGCAATCCGGCGATGCTATACGTCACCACATCTTGTCCGTATCTGATTGACTCGTTGCCGGCGTTGCAGTTTGATCTAACCCGCACGGAGGACGTTGATACGACCGGCGACGACCACGTTGCGGATGCGCTCAGATACCTATGCAAAGAGAGACTCCTCGACAGCGAACATAAAAAAGTGGTAGAACCAGCACGCGATGGTAAGATATTGATCGGCGAGTATATCGCGCAAGTCAGGCGCAACAACGCAAGGACGCAGCTTTAATGGCCAAGTCAGAGACCGTCGGAACCCTCGAAAAGTACACACCTCGCTACTGGAAAAGCGAAATCCAACTCGCTGAAGAACGGCACAAAAAGTTCTTTGACCGCTCCGAGGAAAGCATAAAGCTATATCGTGCAGAGCGTGACCTAAACAACGTCCAACGTCGGCTCAACGTGTGGTGGTACTGTGTTAACACGTTGCTCCCAGCGTACTACAGCAGCACACCGAAGGCACAGGCGAAACTAAGGAAGCGAGCCGGTGGAATGGCTGCGGAGCTTGGCGCCGTGGTCCTCGAACGTAACGTTCAATATGCGTTGGACGAATATTTTGATTTTGACGCCGTAGGATACAATGCGGCGCTTTCGTTCCTTTTGACTGGTCGGGCGGTATTGTGGGCTCGGTACGACTGCTCGTTCGAGACAGAAGTAACCGAAATTGCTCTGATTAGAACGCCGGATGGAAATCTTGCAGACCAGAGCGGGGCGATCTTTGACGTGACCCAGGAGGGAATCGAAATTATCGAGCCGACCGACGGCACAGAGATCGTCACGGTGCGCATACAGGTCGAGAAGAAGGACGACGAGAAAGCACTTCTTGAGGTCGTCGCTTACAATGATTTTCTTACCAACGACGCTCGCAACGAAAGCGAAATTGAATGGGTGGCACGTCGGGCGTTCCTTGACAAGGCGGCAGCACGCAAAATCTTTGGGGTGGAGGCGGCGGAGAAACTCAGCTACGACGCTTTCCCTGAGGCGATACAACGCGACTGGAGGCGGGACCGCGAAGCATACGAGGGCAAGGCCGAGGTGTTTGAGATATGGTGCAAGGCGACCGAGCGTGTATATTGGATGCAGCAGAACGGCGACCGCTCAATTATTCAGGAAGGCGAACCTCCGGTCGAGTTTGAGGGCTTTTTCCCGTGTAGCGTAATCAGCCAGTCGGTCGATCCGGACTCGGTGATTCCGGTGTCGGATTATGTACACTGCAAGGACCAAATTCTACAGATTGAACGGCTTACAACACGCATCGCAGCGGTCGTCGAGGCAATCCGAACAAATGCGCTTTATGATGCGACTATGGGCACGCAGGTCGAGCAGTTACTACAGGGCGACCTAAAGTTCATTCCGGTGATGAATTGGCCGAGCTATAAAGGCCGTGGCGGTGGCGCCAACGGGGTGGAATACTTTGACGTGTCCCCTTTCATTAACGCTTTGCAGGTACTCGGTGAGGCACGGGCAAACGCATTGGGGCAGCTATACGAAACCCTCAAAGTGTCGGACCTACTTCGGGGCGCCAGCGATCCCAGCAAAACAGCGACCGCCAACCGACTCGAATCGGCGTGGTCCTCTCTTGGTCTTATTGTTCGGCAAAATCAGTTCGCAAAGTTCGTATCGGACGGCATTAACAAGCTTTCCGCTATTATAGCCGAAATGTTTGATCCGGCGGTTATCATGGACGTGGCGGACGCCGACGCTCTTATCGGTCCAATGATTCCGGAGCCGGAGCCAAGCGACGATCCGAACATGCCTCCACCAGATCCGCAAATGATGATCGAGTCGGTGAAGGCTCAAATATACGAGGTGATCAGCGACGACGAGCAGCGGGCATACCGAATCGAGGTATCTTCCGATAGTATGGTGGCGCTTGACCAACAGCGGGAGAAGGCCGAAGGGCTTGAAATGATCGAATCGGTGAGTTCGTTCTTTCAACAGATGTCGGGCATGATTGAGCAGTATCCTCCCCTCGCTAATTTCTCGATGGCGCTCCTTCAGAACGTCGTACGTCGATACAAGGGCGGCGAAGAGTTGGACGGTATGTTCCAGTCGGCACTGGCTACCATTACCAAAATCACGGAAGCACGGGAGGCAGCGGCCGCACAGCAGGAACCACCTCCGGATCCGAACATCGAACAGATACAGGCCAACTTACAGATTGCGTCGATGGATGCGCAACTACGGTCTCAAGAGATGCAAAACAAGGCGTACTTCGACCAGGAAAGCCTGCTCCTCAAAAACAAGGAGCTGGAATTGAAGAACGCTCAATTACAAGTTGAGATGATGCGTATACAGGCACAGAGCGACAACGAAATGTCGAAGCAGGAAATCACAAAGGAAAACAATCGCGTAAACAATATCCTCGACTTGCAACGGCTTGAGTTAGAGCGCATGGCAACACGGTTGGCCGAGTCGGAAAAGATGCTTGAGGAACGACGGTTGGCGGACGAGCAGGAGCTTGAACGCATCCGAATTGCGCTAAGGACGATGCAGGAAACGCCGGTTGCTGCGCCGAAGCCAGCCGGTCGAAAGGTCGGGAAAATTATCAGCGACGAGACCGGCAATCCGGTCGGAATTGAAATCACTGAGGAGTAAGACATGTCAAACGTATTGTATCCAAAGTTCCTCCAGAAGCTTATAGGAGCGTCGACTATATCAACCGGCACGCCTATCGACCTCGCCACCGATAACATACGTATCGCATTGATTGACACAGGCACATACGCCTACAGCGCAACGCACGAGTTTTGGTCGGCAGCGTCGTCGGCGTTGGTAGGTACAACGCAGCTATTGGGAAGCAAGACCGTGACCAACGGACTATTCGACGCAGCCGATGTCACGTTCACCAGCGTAACCGGTAACACGATTGAGGCTTTAATTATATACAAGGATACGGGATTTGCGGCGACCTCGCCGTTGATAATGTATATGGATACGGTCGTCGGCGGTCCAATTAACGTCACACCAAACGGCGGCAATATTCAAATCCAGTTTGACCCAACGGGTATATTCTCGCTTTAATCATGTTCGGCAAGCCACCAGCACGACCAAGTCAGGCGATACCTCCACAACCGTTAAAAACGTTTTATCGGCTTGTGAAATGTCCCATCTGCGAGGAGGTAGTGCATGTAACCTGGGACGATGAACGGGAGTTGGTAACCTGCACGAAGGAGCATACTTTTGCAGCGAACCTAAACCCAGCATCTTTGACGGAGGTCGTTCGTGGCGCTCCTTAGTTTTGGCGATTACATTACACAGACGGCAGCGGGTTATATTCAGCAGGCGCACTTCATTTCACAAGTGGACAGCGGAGCCAGTGACATCTATGCAGGTCAATTATTACAGGCACAAACGCTAATTGGAGGAGCAATCGACCCGTTTCCGGTCGGGGTTACGGAGTACCGATTAAGCAATATCGAAACCCGTAGCAGTAACAACACGCCGATCTTGGTCGCAAAGATTGTCTTGTTGGCTCAGTACGATTTTGATACGTCAACTCTCACAACCTTTTCGGGAATGCCGACTGTAACAGAAGGCGACACCTCCCGCCAAATATACGGCAGTCTTTTTGGCTATACGGCTTACAGCCTAACCGCTGGTACCGCTAACACAATGGAGGTCGAATACATTGATCAAGACGGCAACGCAGCCACATGGTCGCCAGCCGTTACGCTCAAAAGCACTCCAGTCCCGTTAGGATCAAGCGGATTCATTCCCTTAAACGCAGGGGACTACGGCGTTCAAGACGTAACCGATATGCGTTTTACAGGCGCAGGGACATACACAGGGACGATGTTAGTTGGCGGAGTCGTGCCAATCTGCATGATGAATCAGTCGACGCAATCAACAGGAGCGGGAGCGCAAGTCAACTTTTTAACTCAGAAACCGGCTCCGGTCCCGTTAGCGGGTGGCGAATTGATTTTGCTTGTGGCGTTTAATAACACTGGTACGACCATTATCGGGTCAGCAAATCTTGTAGGAGTAACCTAGTGGGCAGCAACTTTACTTTCCAGAGCGCTACGATTGACAAGGCGATAGCAGCCGATGCCAACTACGGGTCTTTTTATCGTACGGTGTATGCAGAGGTGTCATCGACTAGCACCGTTCCAGCGGCAGCGGTTACGATTGCACAACGCTTTCCGATAGCAATTACAGTTCCGTCGGTTGGAACGGATGTCGAAGGGTTTGTTGCGACAAATTGCAGCATGATTACAACCGATACCGTCGGCGTTAATGTCATAGCGTTAGAGTACCTATTGGGCGAGCTGGATTTGGCGTCAACTTTTGTCGATGGCGTTACAATGCCAACAAAAGACGTAAAAGGCGCATCAATACAAACGGCAAGCGGTCTCACCATGATCGTATGCGATACTCAGTGTGTTTCAAGCAACGGCTCCGGCGGTGGCGGTACTTTGGACATCGAATATACAGACCAGGGCGGCGCAACGGCAATTACAAACTCAATTCAACTTGAGCCAACGATGGACGCAAACACTGCGTTTATGTTTCAACCAACCGCACCAGGCGGAAGCAAAGGCGTTCGAGACGTAACCGATATCACCATTACAGCAACGGGATCTCCAACGGGTACGGTGAAAGTATACGGGCTTTTGCCGTTGTACATTGGATTACAAAATAAAACACAGTGGGACATGAGCTTTTTCCGTCAAACGATGGTGCCGTATTTGATTGAGCCGACGGAAACGATTGCAGCGTATCGTTTTTTTACGACAGCGGCGGGAGCGGCGGTAATAAACTTGGGGTTAGTGCCTGAGCCTGTATGAGCATAAATCAGATCATTCAAAACCTTGCAGAATACGGCGGTGTTTATAACATCGGAACAACCGTTACATCCTCCAACACAACGGCAGCCAACAGCACCAGCGGCAATATCTCGTTTCAAATCCTACCCCTCGCAACGGGAACCTTTGGCAGCACACAAGAGGATATCAACTTTTGTGGATCAGAGGATCAACTTAATCAGTCCTTGGAATACGCCAACGTCGGCGGGACAGGTGGTGGAATTGCTCGCATCTATGAGGTGGGTTACTGCGATTTCAATTTAACGGGCAGTCGTTTTACCCGCACCGCTGGGACGCTTCCTCTTTTGCGTACCGTTATGGGACAGAGCAACGCAGCCGTTGCATACATCCCGTTTATCATGTTGGCAGCTCCTATCGGAACGGCTCCATCGTTCACGGTCGATTACGTTGCGGCAGATGGTACACCTACAACGGGAACGCTTGTTACAACGCTACCAGCCAGCGCCGTTATAGGATCGTGCTTTTTCTTACGGCTAGAGGACCAGGGATCGGCAGTTCAGGATATCACGGATATCGTGGTTAATACGGCATCGAGCACTAGCGGCACCACATACGTTTATATGATGGAGCTGTTGTCGCATGGTCAGGACGTCGTACAAGGCGCATCGGTGTACGACACTATCGTCGGCAGTGGCGCACGGTTTACAGTTTTACAGCCAGCGACACCGACATCCGGATCTATCGACTCGTGGGTCGTTTGTGTCAATTATTCAACAACGGCAGCGACCAACTCATTTATCAGCGTGGGCTTTTCATGAGTTATGGATCAGAGTGGGACGGATTCTTAAACTGGGAGTACGGCAACGCAGCGACTCGCGATCAGTTGCCGACCGTCCCATTATCCGTAGACGAGCAAGTTGTCGAAGCGGTGTTTTTGCCGTCAGGCTACTCAATTAGCCTTCCGACTATTACTCAGCCAGTTCAAACAATTCAGGCCGTCTTCTCCAGCTTTCCGACAACGTTCTATTTGCCGACGATAACGCAAACGACAACAGCGACCATTATATGCTTACCGTGGGTAGTCAGCACCGTTATACCGTTGCCAACCATTTCGCAGCCGGTACAGGTGATCCAATGTATCAGGCGGGCGAGCGAGACCGTGATACCGTTCCCTCGATTGATTGGTCCACCGCTGGACCTATCCGACATACTACACAAGGCCAAGAGGTATCGCCGAAAGCAACTTGCTGAAGAGGAAAAGATAGCGGCGCAGATATTGCGGGAACGTTATGCGGCGGAGGGTAAGCAAAAGCGCAAGCGAAAGAGCATTGACGAAACCATCACAGAAACCTTGCGGGCGATGGTGTCAGTGGAAAGCGCAAAGGATAAAGGTTTAAGCAAAGAGGAAATTAAAAAGCGAAAATTGAAAGTTCTTTTGTTGATGTCTTTGTTGGATTGATATGGAAAAGCACAAACTGTTTCAGTGGTGTTCGGTACAATGCAAAGTCGTGCCGGTCGAAGAAGTACAGGTGAGAGTACCGGCGGATATAGCGCACGGGTACATTCGCGACGAGATGCCACCTACTAAGAACCCGCTAAACCCCAGGGAAATATATACAAGCAAATCGAAGCTTCGGGCGGCATACAAGGCGGCCGGAGTCATCGAGGTCGGTGACGCTTATGATCGAGGCTACTCTCCCGAAAAGCGGGAAGCAGAGCGCGAAAAGGCGTTGATCAATCGTATAAACCAACAAATAAGGGACAGATACAATGGATGAGAACACAGTCGAAACGGAATCCAATGGGCACGAGTCAACGCTTAACATTCGAGGAGCGCTAGAAAAGAGCTTCGACATGGGCGACGAATTGCAGGCGCAAAAGGCCGACACTTCAGTCGAACCGACTAGGGCAACAGTCGAACGGGAAATCGAGACAGAATCGCAACAAACGGAAGCGCAGGCCGGCGAGGAAATCGCAAACGTACCCAGGGCGGTTGCTCCTCCTCGCGATATGAACAAGGCGGAGCGGGAAGCGTTCCTCAATCCCACGGCGGAAAATGCGCATGTCCTTCAAGCATACTTGAGTCGACGGGCGTTCGAAACCCAGGCGGAATATGACCGCAAACGAGCCGAGGTCGACCGGATGCGAGCCGAAACGGAGGGCGTCCACAAGGTGTATCAGAAACACGAGAAGGAATACCAAGAGCTTGGGCTTACACCGGAAAAGCTTACCGAACGATCTATCGAGTGGGATCTTGCGATGAAAGACAACCCCATTCAGACCGCTCTTGAGTGGCTGGACGGGTACGGCTTGAGGATCGATGACCTGTATGCGGCAAGCCAGGGGCAGCTTGAGGGATACTATCCACCGGAACCGGAGACACCGGAATACCTAACAAGGGAGGAGGCCGAAAGAGTAGCGGAATCAAAAATTCAGGCGATGATAAACGAGCAGCAACAAAATTATGTTGCGCAGCAGAATCTCGCCACCGTACAGTCATTCATGCAGAGCAAACCCCTCTTCACTGCGACCGACGCACAAACGGCGGCGCAACTAGAGGAAAAGATGGCTCCGATAGTGTCGGCTTTGACACAACAGCAGGCGGGCTCCCCTCAGGAGATTCTTGAGACAGCCTACAACTACGTTGTCAAAGGCGATCCAGTGTTCAGCAGCTTGGCGGGGAAACTCGAGGCGGCCACACAAATAAAGACGCAGACTCAGACAGTAAAAAAGGCTAAGGCCGCATCCAGAGCCGTATCGGGCAGCGTAGGCAGTGGCTCCCCTCGATTAGGCATACGGGATCTTCGCGAAAACTTACGCAGACGCCTTAACGGGCTCGACTAAAAAGGATAAAAAAAATGGCAACATTA